GAATACCCTTTCTCTGTTTTGGGGGACTCCAAAGTCTTTAGAGTTAAGCACTTGCCAGATTGCATCATACCCAGCTTGGGAAATTTGATGGAGATATTCTGTAAAATCAAATCCTCTGTGACTTGATAAAAGTCCTTTAACATTTTCAAGGACAATAAATGTGGGTTTATCTTTTTCATCTTTGCCCTTGAGGAGTTCAATGAATCTAAAAAAGAGACCACTTCGGTCTCCTGATAATCCTTTTCGCATTCCTGCAATTGAAACATCTTGGCAAGGTGTTCCTCCACACCAAATATCTGCATAGGGGATTTCTTCTGATTTGATTGTATTGATGTCATCTCTGTGCCATTCCTCCTTTGTATCAAACATGGCTCTATAGGATTTAAGGGCAAACTTATCATTTTCACAAAAGCCGATACATTTAAAACCTGCTTGTTCAAAGCCTAATCTGAAACCTCCGACTCCAGCAAAGAAGTCTATAAAGGTCAATTCTTTATTCTTCATCGGCGACACCTTCGACATCCTTATAGGAATATTCGATACCATCTCTTAGAAGAAAGACACCATCAGAATTACCAACCTGTTCAATATATCTTTTTACAATAACATCTGTATATTTTTCATCCAGTTCTATGGTGTGGCAGATCCTATCTGTTTGCTCACAGGCAATAAGTGTGGACCCTGAACCGCCAAAGGGGTCAAGGACAATACAATTAGTTAAACTTGAATTTAAAATAGGATAAGCTACAAGGGCCACTGGTTTCATTGTAGGGTGATCCTTATTTTTCTTAGGTTTTTCAAACTCCCAGATAGTAGTTTGCTTTCTATCTGAGTACCAGTTGTGTTTACCTTTCTTTTTCCAGCCAAAGAGAACAGGTTCATGCTGCCACTGGTAAGGAGACCTACCAAGGACAAGGGACTGCTTTTTCCAGATGCAAGTACCAGATAAATAAAAGCCAGCATCTGAGAAAGCTTTTCTAAAGTTAAGACCTTCAGTATCTGCATGGAAAACATAAATGGATGCATCTTTTGCCATAACAGCTTCCATTTCTTGAAAAGAAGATAGGAGGAAGTCATAAAAGGCAGCATTCTCCATATTGTCATTTTTAATTTTCCCAGCAGTACCTTCATAATTAACATTATAGGGAGGGTCGGTTACTGTTAGATTAGCAAGTTTTCCATCCATTAAGCTTTCATAGGTTTCTGCTTTGGTGGAATCACCACATATAAGCCTGTGCCTTCCTAAAATCCATAGGTCACCAAACTTTGATAAGGCTGGCTTTTTCAGTTCTTCATCTACATCAAAATTATCTTCTTTAATATTATCTTTGAGAGAGTCTTTAAAAAGGTCGTCAAGTTCAGCAGGGTCAAAACCAGTAAGAGAAACATCAAAGTCTGCACCTTGTAAATCTGTAATTAAAAGCATTAATTTATCCTTATCCCAATCACCGCTGACCTTATTAAGGGCAATATTTAATGCCTTCTCATTTTCTTCATCCATATCTACAATGACACAGTCTATTTCTTTCTTGCCCATTTCCACTAAAACCTTGTATCTTTGATGACCACCTATAATATGGCCAGTCCTTTTATTCCAAAGGACTGGCTCTACATAGCCAAAGGTAAGGATAGAGTTTTTTAGCTTTTCATATTCGGGGTCTCCTGGTTTTAAATCTTTTCTAGGATTATAGGGAGCAGGATTTAGTTTCTCTACTTTAATTTTTTCTATCTGCATATTTTTTCACCGCCTTTTTAAGCTCATCATATTTATCCACATTTTCCCAAGGAAGAAGAGAGGAATTAAAATGACCATAAGTAGCTGTGTCAGAATAATGTATATCTCTAAGTCTTAGGTTTTCAATGATTGCTGCAGGTTTTAAGTTAAATACATCTTTACAAGCCTTGGTTAATACTTCATCAGAGACAGTAGCTGTTCCAAAGGTATTTATTGAAAAAGATACTGGGTTTGCCTTTCCAATGGCATAAGAAAGAGCGACCTCGCACTTATCTGCAAAATCGCTCCATATTATGTGTTTGGCAATATATCTAGCCATATAAGCACCGCTTCTATCTACTTTGGTCGGGTCTTTTCCACTAAGAGCACCGCCACCGTTTGAGGCAAGCCCTCCGTAGGTATCAACCATTAACTTTCTACCAGTTAACCCTGTATCGGCAGTAGGTCCACCAATAACAAATCTTCCAGAAGGATTGATAAGAATTTCAGTATCTTCATCAAAGGGGAAATCTGCAAAAGCAGGCAAAAGTACAAAGGTTAAAATTTCTCTTTTTAATTCATCATAGTCTTTATCCTTATGGTGGTGAATAGATATAACAATGGTTTTTACTCTTGCTGGCTTATCACCATCATATTCTATAGTAACCTGTGCCTTACCATCTGGATAAATTCCTTTTATTAATTTATCCTTTCTAGACTTATCAAGCCTTTTAGTAATATTGTGGGATAGAACAAGAGGGAGGGGTAGCATTTCTCTTGTTTCCTTTGTAGCATATCCATACATAGTTCCTTGATCACCAGCACCGATTAAGCTATAAGGGTCATCTGTACCATTTCTCATTTCCAGAGCATTATCTACACCCGCCTTTATGTCTGTACTTTGTTTTTGCACATATACATAAATCAAAAACTTAAGAGGGTTATATCCAACTTCCTTTAATGTTTGCCTTACAATATATCGAATATCTAATTTCTCGCTACAGGTGATTTCGCCCGCCACGATAATTTTTCCTTTGGTCGCCATTACCTCACAAGCCACTCTAGAAGATTTATCTTTTCTAAAAGCTGCGTCTAAAATATTATCAGCGATTAAATCACATAGCTTATCGGGATGCCCCTTACATACACTTTCAGCAGTTAATTGTTTTTTCATTATTACCTCCAAAAATTTATTTACCCTTGCGAGCAGTGAGCAGCTTTTCCATTACATTATCTTGGGGATTGGCTCCTGTATATTCAGCTACAGAATTTTCTTTTACGATTTGAAATATCTCAAACCACAGTCTATTTGTTTGAGTCATATAATTTTGTCCCATTGCAACATAGGGACTTTGAATAGCATTACCTGTAGTAGGATGTTTTGCTAAAAATCCATACTCAGTGATTGCCTCTTCGCATTGAATCCATCTTGCAACACTCATAGCATATCTTTCTAAAAGCTGAGGGGAGACGAGGGAGGAACAAGCTCTTTCATGTAGCCATTTCCAAGTATCTTTATAAATTTCTCCAGCCACTAAAGCCTTACCATCTTTTTGAACGGCCTCCAGCATCTTGTTTGGCTCTGGCATTTCTTCACCTTTTAAGTCTGCTGTATCTTGAAATTCCATAACGGTTAGGATTCTTCCACCAGGATTTCCTTCAGCTATTTTATCTGCTAATGCTTTCTTTTTGGCACCTGCTCCTATGCGAGCACCACCTCTATTAGTGCCGTCTTTGGCCATATATTAAAACACCTCACTTTCCTCTTGCCCTATTACCCCCTTTGAAACTGCATTTTTTTACACGATGCCCCACGCCGCTGTCCGCTTATGAAAGTTACAGAGATTTACTAGCCCCACCGCTCGCCGCTCTTGGCTGTGATGGAGGAGTGGCAGCTCTTGCATAGGCTCATCAGGTTAGAGAAGTCATTAGAGCCACCTTGGATTAGGGGTTTGATGTGATGGACCTCCTCTACGGGAGTCAGCCTTCCGTGCTTCTTACACTCTTCACAGAGAGGGTGCTCCTTGACATACCTATCTCTGATTCGTTTCCAAGCCCTGCCATACCTTTTGTTAGACTTAGGATCCCTTTGATACTTGTTGTAGTTTTTATTGACTAGGCTTTTATGTTCTTTACAGTACCTATCATAAGTAAGCTCAGGACAGCCAGGGTAGCCACAAGGACTCTTAGGTTTTCTTGGCATTAAAACACCTCCTTGTTTTTAGGCATAAAAAAACCTCCACAGAATTTCTGTGAAGGCTCTAAATAAATTTTGCTATCTTAATAGTATCATAGGAAAGTTTTGAAAAGTAGTGAATTAGTGTGCACACTTTTAAAAGCTTT